CTTTTCAGCTTCGTTGTACAGACGTCGCAAGTATTCATACTGATCTCTATTTGGCCAAAAATCGTCCAGAGCATTTTTCAAAATAACATAAAACGTATTTTCATCATTTATGCGGAAAAAGACTCTCAAATCAAGGCATGGATGGCATTTTCGCAACGTGGCGACAAACATGTGTGGCATCGGTTTGTTTGAGGTCGCCTTTTTGCTTGGTGAATCTTGAATGGCATGGACAAAATCAACGTTTTCTTTCGCCCGGAGAAATTGATCGAGAATGGAATGTTTCACAATATTTCCGCTGAAAAATACTTCGATCATCAAACGAAGGATTCGATTGTCAATAATAACGGGATGATCATGATTGGGTGTCCTTTTGTCACGAATAAGCGATCGCAAAGTTGGTTGACCTGGATTGGTCAGGGACCATTTGGAAAACAATGATTGTGGCAAGAAAGATTTCAGAAACCGTTTGTCTGTTTGTAAAGCTCTAAAATGATTTTCAACATCTTCGATTCGTATAGGACAGCGAACAAGATTGCTTGACGATGGTTTTTCGAATTTCATCTCAAATCCTCGAAACGAGTACTTGCTGATGCGGAAGACTGACCTGTTTTTCTTGGTGACCAACTCCTGTAGAGGTAGAAAGATGCGTTGGTTCAAGTCTTCCAATGTATCCTCATGTATTTCTGCAACCACATGTGAATTTTCAGTCATGATTCCATGTCCCCACTTATTGTCTCTGTCATAGATCCTGTCACGAAAGTAGATGGGATCCAAAATTTCAAAAATGATATCTGGAGAAACGTCTGCATCACTCAAAAGAAACTGGACATCCTCGACGGTGTATAAGGATTTATCGACCATTTCACATAGCCAATGAGTGTTTGTTTTAGAAGCAAAATGCATGAACAGTTCGGCACAACTGGCTTGTAACAAAAGAACACCGCCGTTTGTTTTCCAGTCATCAACATCCGTGTCACTAGAAAAGAGTTTCAAATCAAATGGCAAATACTCTTTGAAATCGTAGAGTGAAACATCTGAAGGAATGTAGAATTGCAGCGTTTCTCGATCGAAAATAGCACCCAACTCTTTCGCTGCTTTCACTGCCTTGTCGTCATAGATATCAATTCCAAGATTGCGTACTCGTGTATGGACAATGCCAAAGATATCTGGCTTTGTTGATTCACCTTTGGTTGGAAAAGGAGCGTGCAAAGGATACTTGCACATAAAATCATCTTTTGTTCTTTTCGGGAAACAAAGATACTCCAAAATGACATATCTTTCAATGGGTCGATACATTTCATCAATGTGTACGACCCCTTCCAAAATGGACTCTTTTGCTTTTTGATGTACCATAAATTCGTTTCGCTGTACGTGGTACCCGATCTTGCAACAATCAAAATCGAAGGAGTCCAGGAGAGATGTCATAGAAAATGCATGTACACTGAAAATGACATTGTAGATGCCAATGCGTACAAGTTTCTCTTTTTCACCGATTTCTAGCGCTTTGTCAAGATCCATATTGTCATCCCAGTCATTTTTGTACGCTTCCCTTTCTGCATAATGTTCGAATCCTTCTGGATCGTAGCACCAAATGTCGACGTCATTGGCTTCGAATTTGATTTTGCTGGAATTCAAAGCGTTTGCTAAACTCATGGTCAACAGAGACCCTGCAATATAAAAAGACTGCTGAGTCTTGCATCGAAGTGTTTCGATGAAATCTGAGAAAGTTGACGCATGAAATTGATCCGAATGGCTACTAGCCACGAGTTTCGAGTAGTTTACGTCAAGAAAAAAGTACAGGGATTGAAAAAGAGGTTCGTTTTCGGAAATGATGAAATATGGTGATGGAAAAGAAGCAGTGGACATTGTTGCTTTGATTTCTGTCTTGGTGAAATTGTTTGTTTTACTTGTTGTTCGACTTTGCTTTGCTACACCAAACCCAGTAATCATTTTTTAGAACTCCATTCTTGTTTGAGCGAAAAATAGTTGCCATATTATTAAGGATGAAACAGATGCGAATCCAAACAAGAAAGTCAAAGGGTGGTGGTGGGATGAGGACGCGGTCTAGAGCATCTGTTTTGATGGAAACCATCGCTGCACGAAGACGAGACAACAAGAATGAGAATATTTTCATTGATGATGAAGGCAATGAACAAGTGCTAGAATGGCCAGATCCTCCTAAAAAGAAAGGATCTGTCTCCACTCTACAGCGCCAAGGGAAATGGCCGAACCACTCACAGAAATATAAATTGATCGGAGACGATCACTGGTTGAACCAAGTTCGAATGGCCTATACGAATCGCCGCCCGGATCTTCAAAATACAGGTCGTCTTTATAGAGGATCGGATACCGCATTGAAGAATTTAAACAGTATCGATGTCGACGGACAAGCAACTTCCTATATCTACATCATCAGCAAGACGATTGCAGGAGTTCTTTATTTCAAAATAGGTATTGGAGGTATAGGTGATGGCGATTCAGGAAGTCGTTTGACGGATGCACAAACCTATTTGATTATCGGGTTAGGAGAAGAAATCAGTTTCAACGTCCACTATTTGATTTTCTACCCGAAGAAGCCATATAAGGGATATGAAAATATGGCACATTATGTTGAAAGTCTTCTGCACAAAGAATTACAATTTGAATTCAATTATGCCTCCATCACCTTTCCAAATCGCTCAGAAGGAAAAAGTGAGTGGTACTTGGTACGTGACACAGATGTTCCTCTTTTTCTTGGTTTCACCTTGGATTTATTGGCATTCATCAACGCATCACCTGCATTTATGTGGAAAATCGAAGACGGCAAAGACGATGAGCGAGAAATTATCCATTTGCCGGAGGATTTCATGTCCAGACTGAAACGATCCCCGCGCCTTATTGCAGAAGCAGAACGTCTTCGTTCGTTGAATGTTAGAACGGTGATTGAGTACGTCCCTCCACCTATTACAGAATCGGAAGAGGAGGTTTTCAAAAAAGAACTCATGGAGCAGACAGTGACCATCCGTGAAAATGGTGATGTAAAAGAGTACTCCTTTAAAAACCTTCAGAGAAATGAAATTACATTATTTATAGATGACAATGCAAACCAGTCAACGAGAGCGAAAGGTTCCTACGTGCTTGTCCAATTACGTGTCCAAAGAGGTATTAATACAAGACAATCGAGATTGCCTCAACTCTTATTTCAACTTGAAAAAGAATTTTTCCAGCGCAAGAACATGAATATATTTATGACAAAACGTAGTGATATTGAGAATACGGAGAATGAGCTGCAGTTCTACATGGAACTCGGGGATGTTTTGACATTTATTGAAGACAGCAATCATAACGAATTTCCAGAAATATTCAAGCAACGTCAAAGTTTTCTTCAGGCCGCGAAAACAGCGAAAGTGTTTGTGGATACAGCACCAACCACTGCATCTTTCATAGCTCCATCATGGTACTTTGATCTAGATATTCAACTTGAATATGTACAAAAGATAATTGACAAAAATAGTGCATTGCATACACATACAGATTATGACAAAATGTACCGCCTACGAGCTCCAATACAATGGGTGACCAATAAGTACACTGCCAATGATTCAAATGTCAATAAATACAGTATCCATCGTGAACCTGCGAGAGATCAACAAGTAAGTGCGAATGTAGGGCCTGAGTATGTCAGCATTGTTCGTGTCATGAACGCGTTACGATTGAATGAACGGCCACAAAAACAGGAACATGTGACTGTTGTGAAGAGCATGAAATTGAAAAAAGGGGCCGTGTCACAAGATGTTGAGAAAGGAAACGTGTTGCAATTGAAAGATAGTTACTTTGTACAATTTGACGAGCAAGACAATGAAATTGAAGTCCCTCCAAACGATTTCAAGTACTTCAAAGTGCTTCGTTTGTACATCAAGACGTTCAAGTCAGGTATTCAGCGAATGTATGTTGATATTGTTCAGTTGCCAAAGAAATCGGATCAATCCGAATGGGTTATTGACGTGACGGACTTCAACGCGAATCATGGAAATAAATTGATGAATATCATTCGCTTAAATTCAGCCATCAATAAAATCGTATCTGATTTACAGCTCGAAGAAGATCAGGAGGATTTGGAGAATGAGAGAGTGTATAGGGCCAATCCAAAGTATCATAGGGGAGAAGTAGTTCGCTTCAAACCTTCGAATCTACGAAAATACGGATCGCAGATTGGAGAGCGAACTACTCCAAAGGATCAGTACCATTATGTGACTATTCAAGGAACTGAAAAAATTGCAGAAATACAAGTGTACTACAAAATCAAATACTTTGAGCCGTACCACTTAGAAAAGGCATGGATACGTGGTCAGAGTACATCTGTGGCGCCACATTTTGACAAAATTCGAATTAGTCTTTTGGATACATACTCGGAACTTGTAGTCACTCGCGAAGAAAGAGAAGAACTGCGGGTATACAAAGCACGGTTATTGCAGCAAGGTGAAGACATTATGGAAGTTTTGTACCATCAGCCCAAAGGACTTGTTTTACCGGATGTTAAGAGAGGAAGCAAATTTTCGCACTTGAACTTCTCGAAGTATGAGCGAAAACCAATGTATCGTGTCAAGGCACATAATGGAAGGCAGGAAATAGAAATCTCACTTCCAGCCAAAGTTGTCTATGAAAACGCTCCTGAAGTTGTCACGGCTTACTGGGAGAAATTGCAACATGATTGACATGTTTAGGAAATTATATATTTGTTGTATTATAAAATGGATTTGAAAGCGACAATAACAAATGGACATTTAAATATGTCAAACTTGCTGCGGACTATAAAAGAAGGAACAACCGGAGTGAAAACAGATGTATTGAAAGTATTTGACAACTTACTGCGTTTGTTCCCTCGTCCATTTGCGTCTTTCTGTCTACGTAATATCAAAAAGCAATCCGAAAATCCGTCATCACCTCTATTATTTGCTAGCCTTGACACGTATAAAACGTATATTCATGACTTACATGAGCATCTTGCATCTATTCCTCAAGGATATGAAGATCTAAAACATCACGTCAAGACATCTTTGGATTTCCTATCCCAAAAACCTAAAAGCGTCAGCATGTTCCAAATATGCGTCGACCTCAACCAGTTCAAAATTCCAACGAGCTGCGATTTCTCAACATGGAAAACGAAAGACTATGATCAGGCACTTGTTTGTGAAAAAATGAATCATTTCGATATATCAACCGTCAGCCGAACCGGACGATTCTTTCTCCGCATAGTTGTCAGATTCGTCAAATCGCTAATGAACAGCAAAACGAAAACATCTCAAAATGAAGAAATTGACAAAATAATGAAAATTCTAGTTGCCATGGATCAACGTTCAGAATGTCAACGAATTACGGATTTATTGACGAACAACAAGTATTATAAACTCTTGAAGGAAAATGAGACGATCGATTCTCTTCTATCAGAGGAAAATAACACAAGATGCAAAGAAAAGTTTAAATGGAATATTTTGTCGAGAGTGCGTTGTCAACTTCTGCTGAAAACGCGCAAGAAGTTTGACGCGAACTGTGTCAAAACTCCTCCATCTATGCAAGGAGGAGGACTGTCATTTTCTTCGGTAAAGTACATTCTGTTTTTCTTGTCAATAGCACTAATTGCAGCGGGTTCCTTTTTTCCCCCTTTGTTTGTACTAGCAGTTGCAGGAGGGTTTCTGCTATATATTAGTATACTCTTATTTTGTATGTCTATGTCATCGTTTATGTTGAAAGCAATTTGTATCTTTGTTATATGAATGTACAATTATCGTTTTAACTCACCCTTGACTGAATTTTTTATACTTCCCATTTTGTTTGACATACTTTGGCGCTCCGGCTATCCCCTCTACGATTTCATATACAACATCGTCGGACCCAAGAAGATATTCTTGGTTTTTGATAGTCACAGATTTGTATGATACAGTGGTCTGGATGCTCTCAATAATGGGACCGTTCAGAATATCGTTATCTGCTCCTTGTGATTCTTCCTTTTTTACAACATCGACTTCCCCGGCCTTAAATTGTTGCAACTCAGATTTCAAAGCAGCAATCTCTGCTTTTGCTTTAAGAAGGAGACGCGAGGTCTGCTCATGTTCTTTCTTTTCCGTCTCAAGTTTTTTCATGCTTTCCTTCCATAAACAAACATTGCTTGGAACATAGTCTAACTTGTAGACAGTCACTTCTTTTTGCAGACTCTGATTTATCTCCTGCAAATCGTTGATTTCTTTTGTCAACTTGGCATTGGTATTCTCGTGATCTTCCATTGCGTTCACAATTTCATGAAGTCCTAGTGCATAGGACTGCAAAATTCCTTTGATATCTGACATCGTGGTAACTAGTAATCTGCTAAAGTACCTGTTCTTATTATTCTTAATATCATTTTTTTATCCTATCAGCATATAAGAATTTGATAAATTTGATCAAAGAATGAATAGACTCAATACTGCTGAGCGTCGCGGATTTCATGAAGTACAGACACTTCGCGAAGAATGGTCTGAAGTTACATTAAGGTACAATTCCGATGGACAACAGGTCATTTATGTTCAAATGAATAAACATGGACGTTTTTCAAAAGCTACGATTATCCAATTTGCGCTTTCCCCAGCTTATCCGTTTCGTCCACCGCGTGTCCGGGTCAATTACAGCGATTATCTTGGAAAAAGTTGCTGTACTTCCTCTAAAAGAATCAGTCAAATTCTGAAAACGTTAGGTGGAAATCGAATCCTTTGTTTATGTTGTGACACGATGCTTTGTAGTTCCAATTGGACTCCTGCGTTTACATTGGCCGACGTTGTTAATGAAATACATGGCCAAGTATTGCTCCGACAAAAGGTGAAATACATGCTTTTTCTAAGCTATTTGGCAGAAAAGCATCGATTTGACGAAAATGTAGAGAGGTATATCATAACTTTTTTATGTTAACGACGATGGTAAGCGTGATAAGTATCGTCAATGACACGCATTTGTTTTGCGATGTCCAATTTGTCGAAATGGTTGTTTTTGAGATGTGACATTAAATAGAATTGAGGTTCAGGAGGAGGATGATTTGCATGTGTGTGACTTGCGCGTGTGTGACTTGCATGTTTTGGATATACATCCTCATTATGATTGGAAACGGGCGTTTTCGGTAATAATTCTACATCGTTGTAGTGATGCTCATGTCTTTGATACTCATGACTGTGATGCTCATGACTGTGATGCTCATGTCTGTCATCTTCAACGGGAACTGGTTGAAGCACGTTTGAAAGGTAAGAGTCTGGAATTGTGGTTTTTTGAGACTCAATTTCATCTTCTACATGGTCTTTCAATGCAGAGGATGAAACATTCTTGGCTAAATGCGTTGAATCCTTAAAATATTCGTAGAGGTTCATAATCTCAAGAGAACAAAGAGAATAGTTGTGAATTGAGACTGCATCGACATTTCTGTTTTTGCTCACCAATGACCATACTGGGGAGGAAAGCGCGATCATTGGATCTAACCAGTTTCCTTTTTCTCCGCTCAGAACGCCGTTCCGCCAAATCTGAAGTCTACCATTTTCAAAACCTACAAGTGTGTATACGGAATATTGGCTGAAATTGGGTTTGACATCTTGTGTGGAATGGTCGATAGTGAACTCGTTTTCTTGGCCTTGATGAATTTGCAAACGAAAAGGATTCGATGACACTGTCAATGATTGAATACTTAATAAAGGTTCCATAATTTGTACATTGGTTTTGTATGTCAATCGAAATGTAATTGAAAATGTTTTTCCTACACTGGAACTACTGTCGACATAATCGCTTATATCTTTCCACTGATTTTGTTGATCCATTGAGACGGCAAGAAATGTCAATCCATGAGAAAGAGGAAATTCAGGAGCGTTAAGTAAATACCTGGAAATGTTGAAACCTGTCCAATAATTTCTCACTTTTTCTGGTTGAAATCTCCCTATATTCCATTCGAGTTCAGTGGCTGCGTTTGGAATCTTTAACGCTCCGCTAAGATGTCTCCAACGAATTCCTTTTCCTTTGATATCACATGAGCTACTCGTTTGAACCTCGAATGTCTGCCATTTAGAATCCACATATATCCTGTAACGAAATGATACAGTGGGCATGTTTATTGGTATACATGTTTTGGACAATGCAATTTCATGGTTCACTTCCTCTGCACCATGCCACAATGCGAAGCGATATGTTTTACCAGGAACGAAGTTGTCTGACAAAGAAGTCAAGTTCCAATGCAACGTATACATGACTGGCTCCAAAGTAAGATGTGGACGTTCAAGAAGACAGTACATGGATTGTCCAGGATTTTCATATTTGACAACTTCGTATCGAGGATCTATGGGACGCAATGCATTTGACATATGCGATCCATTGACGAATTCACCGATGATATTGTTATTTCGACATTTATTCTCTTCGCTGGTGACAAACGATTCCTGAAAAGACTGACTTTTTATTGTAAAAAGGACAAAAATTAAGTAGAGGATCAATATTCCGAAAACTACTATCCAGACGATTGACGTTGTCATTTTTGTATTGTAATTATTATTTATCATACATTTTTTAGACGAGTCACTGGACTTCGTTTTTGTCATAAATTCAAGCATATTATAAATAAAATGACTTCAGCCGCTACCGATATTACTGACTTGTCAGCCAATAAACCATTGACAAAGCAACCAACAAAACTAAAAAAAAGATTACTTGACGAAGACATCATAGCATCAACGTTTGCTTCTTACAAAAAGCAGACTTTGTCAAAATCGGTGACTACGCAATTATGTACGTCTTTCCACTCTTGTCACTGTCGTCTCACACCGTCAACTGTTTCGAGCGTGCAAGCTCTTATTTTTTATTTTTGTCAAGTTTCCGCTTATCCTAATGAAAGCGATGACAAAATGCTATGCAGTAGTTGTCTTGGTGCCATTTATACTCCTTTGCGTCACGTTGTCAACATCCATTATTTTTGGGTTTACAAATCGAAAAACGAAAGCGAATACAACAAAAAGATGAATGCCAATGACGTGAATGTTAAGAAACTTGTTCAAGTACTTGGTTCAAGGGCAATTGAATATGTCGATTCTGTCATTGGAAAAGTATATTCTATTCAAAAGCAAATTGTTGGTAGCGTCGTGCCTTGTCAACTTCGAAATCGCGTCGGAAATGGTCTTTATATTGGCGAAGGAGTTGACCAAAAACCACATGGAAAAGGAATTCTTTACAATTTGGATGGTACTCGATTTGACGGCGATTTCGTCCACGGTCAGCGCCATGGACAAGGGAAAGAATATATCGGCGAGGTTCTGAAATTCAAAGGAACATGGTGCAACGACAAAAAGAATGGAACGGGTATTTTGTATCAAAAAGATGGAACTGTACTCGAATGCATGTTTCGTGATGGTATTGCCAACGGTGAAGGCAAAGTGATTTTTTCTGGCAATGGACGCATTAAAACCATCAAAGGGAGATGGAATAGTGGAAATTTCAATCATTTGAAAGTATTTCTGGAGTACACAGATGGTGGTAAGTACGACGGTTCCGTCCACGAAAGGGACAAATCCATGCGTCATGGTACTGGAACAATGACTTTCGCTAACGGTGCTGTCTACAAGGGTGGCTACGACTCAGACAAGCGTCATGGTAAAGGGGAGATGTCTTATCCAGATGGAAAGGTCAAATTTGGAACATTTGCAAAAGGCGTCTTTGTGGATGGTCTGGTACTTTCAAATACAAGTTCCGCTCCCATTCATTACCGAGCGCCACTTGCGCCCGGCGCACCTGCTTGTTCATAAGCTCACAATTTCAAAGCTCTATACTCAACATGCATCAGCCTCAGCTCCAGCTCGCGCCAAGGACACCAACGACAGGGAGGACGTCAATTCCCCCGCGTCCCCCGAATCTTCGTAAAAGACGAGTTGAAAGAAGCAATAGTTACGAGAATGATAATCGTAACGTCAAGAGAAAACTATTTGATGACGACGAACCTGAAACGCAACAGACTTAAAACTAGTATATTTGACAAGAGTTGTAAAATTGAAAAAAATGATATTTATAAGCAATAATTTTGAAATGTCTATCCTATGTAGCGTATATAACATTCAAGCACGAAACGTAAACTATCCCAAACGAAACCAATGAGCGCATATGCTACTGAAATGAAAGCCGGAGGAGGAGATGTCAAGGCAGGTGGAAAAGTGTTTGGTCGTGACATTCTCATCGACTCGGACAACTTTGATCCCTCTCTCATCTCCTTCAGTGAACCTTACGAAGTCACCAATGGAGGAATCACCCAGAAGTTCATGAACATCCTGTACAATGGACTGACTCCTTGTGTCGAAGTGCCTCGTGTCAAAATCCCATTCGATGTCCGAACGTCCAAATTCGATGCAAACCGTTTCGATATGAACGTTCCTGTTCCGAAAACGTCGCAGCTGTACACCATACTGACTGCAATGGACACTGCACTTCCAGCAGCGGCTAAGATTCATTCCTTGGCGCTCTTTAACAAAAAGACCATTGCGGACAAAGAGTTGGAGATGAATCACACCCTTATGATTCGCCCCTACATGAAAGACGGGGAGGAATCAAATGCATACGAACCGACCATCAGTGTCAAACTTCCGCAGTACCCCGATGGAAACAAACGCTACACTGTCTATGATGGCAACAAACGTATCGATGTCACCAAGGAGAGCGTGCATTCTCTTTTCACCAGAGGAACGGAAATTGAAGCCGTGGTGCGCATTCGCAAGATGTACGTCATTGCCGGCAAGACGTTTGGACTCGGAATGGAAATGGTCGATGCGAAGATCTACCAGACACCTTCTTTTTTCGGAATGTATCGTTTAGACGTTTCAGGAACAACAGAGGTCGGAAACATCATTGTCGTTCCTCTTTTTGAATTTGACGCTTCGTTCCTTTCTCTTGGCGGTTCAATTGAAAAAAGAATTGGGAAGACTTTCAATTTTTTCTACAAAGGAAAGAAGTTCTACCTGGTAGCACAGAATGCTGCAAAAGTACCCTTTGGCGCTGGATCTCGTGTCTTTGACCAGGACAAGAAAGTTGGTGCTGCAGTAAGCGATGTCAATAAACGATACGATGTTTCCATCAGTGTTGACGATGAGCGTTTGGCCTATGTGCTTGATCAAATTGACAATTTCGTTCGTTTGGCAATCAAAACGGATCCTTTTGGATTTGGAATGAAGTATAAAACTGTTACCGATGAACAAATTGGCTACCGTTTCATCTCTTCTGCGCGTACTTCAATGAAAGACGGCGAGGTGTCGAAATATGCACCTCGTCTGACTTTGAAGGTCCCCATTTACGAAGATGACAAGGGAAGCGTTCGTTTCGAGATTTATGATACTGAAAAGAATTTGATTCCTTGTGACGGATCGAATTTGGGAGATCTCATCCCGAAACGTAGCGATTTGCTGCCTATGATCTTTGTCAAGAGCGTGTATGCCGGGACCGCATCCATCAGCGTGACGTATGAACTTGTTCAGGCTCAAGTGCGTCCCTCGTACGAGAGTTCGATCAGTGGCTACTTTGCTCAACAGGATGCAGTGACCGATCCCGTGTCGGTTGTCGTGCGCGCTGAAATGCAGGAGTATGTTCAGGAGGTTGTTGGAGGTGCAGCACTTCAGAGAACCAAATCGGTGATTCAAGTCGATGATTCTGACGAGGAAATTGAAGTGGAGGAGTAAGCGAGACTCGGCAGATGATACATAGTATGAATAGTGTGTATTGGTAATAAATAGTAGTTAAAGTAAAAGTTGATTGCTAATGCGTGTGCTTCTGAAGCATCTCCCAAAAATCAAGTCTGTTTTTAACACTTTTATTCGAGTGTGATGGCTAAGTATTTAATTCCAGAATGTTATCAACCTATGACAAGGTCACTTTCTTTTGACTTTTTATGTTATATTTAGACGATATTTTCCTTTTATGAGCGGTGACTTTTCTTTTTTTTACAAGCTTTTTGCTTTTGACGCGATACCCTCCCTCGCTTACGACAGAATCATTGAGATTATAGTTCCCATGCAATAAAAAGTTTTTTGCTTGAACTCTTCCCCCAGCTCCCGGAAGAATTTGAGTCATATGACCTAAAAACGCCTTTGCCTTTGTAACAATTCGACGTTTTGTACATTTTGTTGTGTCTTCATTGGAAACGTTTCCTCTTAACAGTATGAGTTGTTTTCGCAATGACTCCAGGAATTGCTGATTTTGCTCACGGCTACCATTAATTACCTTTGAAGAGTTTTCCAAAAGTGAGATAGATATTTTCTCTTCAGAAGTGCTATTAGGACTACTAATATGTAAAACGAAACGGTCGGAGGATGAGTCGGTCACTTGTACTGTGCATGAATCAATCCAGCTTTCAAGAAGGGTTGAAAATGCTAGTTGCTGATTCGCATCATCAGATGGCGTTAGCTTTGAAATTTCTATATTTGTTGTTTCCGTGCTACCAATTAGATTTGTTTTACTTTGTTTAGTTTTTTTCACTATTCCAAAGACTACTAAAGAAGGTTTTTTATCAGTAATTACCTCAGGTTTTTCATCACCTTCACCACCTTTAAGCAAAAGATATCTAAGGGCATTCCGTCGATAAAAACCACTTGTTTTAAATAAAGAGACATATCCTCTACTGTCTGTAAGTTTCTCTTTCTCAAAATCATATTGCTGAGTTTTTGGAAAACATTCACCTGTCTTTGCGGTAGTGTAGTCTTCAAAGGTTGGATTACTTTTGAATTCTCCAGAATTTGGAGCACATTCAAATGGTAATCTCTTGGTGTCTCTACCTATAAAATAACCATCCATTCCAGAAAAAGTAACCCGCCCTTCGGTCATCAAATCAAAATACTCATCTTTTTCCAAAAGATCTCCAGGCTTTAAGAGAACTGCGTATAGAGAAAGATCCTTTTTATTTTGTTCAGTCATCTCCTCATCGTATCTGAAAAGAACGATGACTTTTGTAATTTTTGAAATTGAGAATGATATGTCTTTTGGTGATAAAGGATTCGGAAGTGTTGACCGCTCAGAAAAATGTATGAAATCAGAGTCGAGACGTAAAGGAAACTGCGATAGTTCGGCTATGGTTTTATAGACATCATTACTTTTTTCATTTTCATGTTTATTTTCAATTGTTTGTATATCTGCGATGGTAATTAAAGAATCAACATCGTCGTATTTCATACTATTTCCAGAAGCATCATTTACTTTAAGCCACCTAACAACACTATTTATACTTTTTTTTAAAACTTCGGCAGTCAAAGTTTCCAAGTTATCAGTCCAAATAAATAATTCTTTAGAAAGATATAAATTGTCCAAATTGTCCTCTCCACTAACAAATTTTGTCGAATAAACAGAATCAGCCGTAAATTTTTCAGATATAGTTTTCGCTGTATTACATAGATTTGAAATCTTGGTCGTAAATAATTTTACTGGGTCAGTGTCGATATTCGAACCTTCACTTGAAACCAAGGGTATTGTAGTTTCACTTGCTTGTACCGAATCCGCTGATGACGCCGTTACTGATTCAGTGCCGCTATTGGATGTCTCCTTTGGTGACAAGATTTGATCTGGTGAATCTCCAGTTCCTGATATCGAACTCTTTGATGACGCCGTAACATAATCAAAGTATTGGGAAAATAAAACTTTAATTGAAAGTAAAATTTTCAATAAGGTGATTGCGTGACTGACTAAATATTCCTTAAATTTTATTTTATTATTTTCAACAGTGTCTTTTTCATTTTGTTTGAATTCATTAACTGAATCATATATGGAGACCTCTTTTATTGATTTATTAAGTATCTGAAAAGTTTCTTCTTTAGTTTTAGAGAATAATGGCAGCTGCTGTTTTACTATTACTTGAGTACTTGAATCGGTTACGCTTTCAGCGCTTTCATCAACTCTTTGTTCTTCTGACATGTTATTAAAATAGAGCCAACATAATATTTAAGAATGAGTCCAGAAAAAATGAAGAGAATTATCACGTAGTACTACTAGTACAAATACAGAATGACCAAATCTACGTTAATACACAGTCGCAATGAATCAATCCGATCCAACTCATTTCCGTCAATGGGAACAGTCTCTCTCGAAAAGGGAAACAGCTTTACAGACTCTTGACACCGAGACGATCCGAAAGAAACTTGAACTTGTCAAACAGAGACAGAACACGGCCTCTCAGAAAAGTAAAGACTGGCTCTCCTTTCGTCATAACATGATTACTGCCAGTGACGCGCATAAATGTTTTGGATCGGTTGCCGCTCAAAATGCTTTAATTCGAGAAAAATGCCAACAAAGTCCCCTTGCTCAAGTGACGGCAGTGGCACTAGAACATGGCAACCTCTTTGAACCAGTCGCGAGACGCATTTATGAATTATTGCGGAATGTCACCGTTGAAGAATTTGGATGCATTCAGCACCCTTCCCACGGATTCATTGGTGCATCACCAGATGGAATTGTGGTATCAGAAGAATCTTGTTTCTACGGCCGTCTTGTTGAGATTAAAGTGCCTAAAAGTCGGATCTTGACGCCGCATGCATTTTACATTCCAGTTGCGTACAGAGACCAAATGCAAATTCAAATGGAAACGCTTGATTTACCTTTTTGCGATTACTTTGAATGTAAATTGGAAGTCTTTGAATCACAGGAAGAGTATGAAAACCCACACATCTTCCTTCCAGACACAAGCATTGAACAGAAGGGATTGTTGATTCAATTAGAGGATGGTGTTTCGCACATTTATGTCGATCAAGTCACAGAACCGTCGTCGTTTGTGATGTGGAAAAACGCTATTTTGGACACGCCAGGTTTGGCACCAATCAATCGTGTCTGTTTCTGGCGTCTTGAACAACACTTTTTATGCGTTGTGCAACGCGACGAGTCTTGGTTCAATGATTTTGCTTTGCCAAAACTCGTGAGCACCTGGCGAAAAATTGAAGAAGCGCGTCAAGATCCTAGTTTACAGGTTGCCGTTACGTCAAGAAAGAAGCCGCAGATACAAAAACAGTTTGTGGTCGATACACAGCAATTTCCTCATGATATGTAGTTAGTATTATTTATGTGATTTGTGTAAATTGTGTAATTTGTATCAGCCCGATAATTTTGCATTTTGGGCTACTTTTGTCGGATCTGCTATAATAATGAAATCAAATACAACCACGATGAAATTTCAGAGTAATAGTCGCCGCCAAAAGCGAAAGAAGATGCGGAAGACCAAGAAGTCTTCGAATCTTCAGCATGGAGGTGTTAATACGGTTCATATGTTTGAATTCGAATTACCTCAACCTAGTAATACAGTTACGATACCTACAGATGATTTACATTTAACGTGGCCCATTGATTGGTCGTTGATCGATGAAGCGTATTTAATTCAATATGGCGATTCGTCGCCTAAAACTTATTGTTCGAAAGCAATTTACAATCTTGCAATGTCCCAAACGTTTTACGTGGTAATTCAGAGCACGTTCGCAGCATTGACAAGAAGCATTGGATTTAAAGACCAATCGAAGGAATCGTCGTCAGATACTATGGCCTTATTGGATAAACAAGAACATTATTTCAAAGTATCCATTGTATACGCAATGTTACTTGCATACATGACCAGGTTCCCATTTGCACTCAGTAATCCAAAAGTGACAGGATGGATGATTGGAAAAATTAGTAAAGTTCTTTATTGGGGACCTTTAACTGCCGGTTGTGCTGTGGGAAAAATACTTTCAAACACATCTTGTCTACTTTTTGACAAAGTTTATAACTTCATGAAAAATAATAAACTGATTGACACTTTTGGGAAAACGGATTACGTAGACGGTATAGAAGAATTTAATATTATATTTTCAAAGTTGCTACTAACAATGTATAACTTGATGGTTTCTAGCGAGGATTTGACTCATTCAGGAATGCAAGTAACCATGGAAACATACTTAAACATTGAAAAAATAACAATTTGTGCGGTTAAACAGTACCCGAATGATTCTACAGCATGAAAGTTTTCACCTTTCACCCGAAATTCACAAAACTTTTTCTAGTCCTTTAACATAAGGTGCAACCAATAAATTTCTAGACGCAATTCATGTCCACAGCCATTCCGATAAAAGCATTTCGTTACATCCGATCAAATGCGTCCGATAATCTCACCGATGCAAATCTCGCACAAGTTATCACTGACAATCCCTCGGCAGTGCAACTATATCTTGTAAGTTGCACGGCCTTAACCGATTCTGGTCTTCAACTACTTCATACCATTCCACTTGAAATTCTCGATTTATCCGGTTGTGGTCAATTCTCTGTTTCCGCTGTCCAAGAAATGTTACAGAAGCTGTCAACGACGATGCGCACGCTCATTCTACGCCGATGTGAGTTTGTTACGGAAGAATTGATTCTTTCTTTCCTCCGTGAATCAACAAGCATCGAGACAATTGATATTTCCTTTTGTCCTCAAATCCAACTTGCGTCGCTCGTGCGTCATTTGGCGTCCTTTACAAACCGAACTTCTCCAGTGACAATCATTTCCTTGAAACGAGAAGAATATGAATCGGTAAACAATGAATGTTTTGAACTCCATCCTCATCTTCTGCAAGAAATTGAATCGATCTCTTCATTGGGATACGTAATTGTTCAAAATTCAATAGTGCTACCGACGACACTTGGAGAAAACGTACCTGCCTCCTTCGCAAATTCAGTTTAGAAAAAATATAAAGAGCCATAAGTAAATAATACATGTCCTCAGATTCCACTTTCTCACCTCTTGTCGAACTTTTGAAAGAAACCGTTCGTCTCAATGCAATCAGCATCGCGACATTTCCCGGCTCTCTCTTCTTCTTTTTCGTCGTTTTCTCGGTCGATACAGTGCTAGGAAACACAAATGCCAAGGCCATGTTTATTCTTGGATTAGTGACGTTGGTCGTCATTATGTATGCTGTCGGGACACTTCTTTTCCCGGCACGATTAGGAGAAGAGGTGTCGTCACTAGGACCAGGTGCGTCTCTATTTGAAGGAGCTGATCTTTCTCTCATAAAATCGGCCTTACCTTATGCTCAGTATACGCGCGTATCTATTTTTGGATGCATTGTGGGATATCTCGTGGCTTACTGGGCCAATTTGAATTTTTTAATGAAAACAAGCAATTATGAGACTTTAGTCCTGGTTTATCTTGCCATAGCATTCGTCTTTGTGTTGTTTGAAACATATGTTCTAGGGGAAGAATGGATGTCTTTGGCCATAAGTATGAGTTTCGGAGTGATTTTTGGAATTTTATGGTCGATCTTGTCAAATGAAAATGTCGTCACGGAATCCGATACGACGACTAATGAAACGAAGCATGGAACAGTGACACGTACTTGTCAAGGCGGTGGTCAAAACGAAGATATGGTTTGTCGCGCATTTCGGCTTTGAGGAGGAGAAGGGTTCTCGACAAAGATATATTGAGGACTGGTTTCATCCAAAATGTAAATCAGCAATATATAGACACTCAACGTTATGATGATGGAGCTGAGAAAGTCCCGCGTGTTTATAAAGCATATGACAAAGAGGACAAGAAATTTTGACGTTTTTGTTTGGAAG